GAGGGTACTTGACATTGTCCGACAATAGTGCTACATTGAGGTCATGGCAAAGGAGGCCACCAACATGAACACACCTAGGAAGATGAAACTTAGCGAGATGACCGAAGGACAGCGGTGTCTCGTTGTTATTGGCAAGAATCACGACTACCTAGAAGAGGCGGAGATCATGCACATCAGTCCGCTCGTGCAGTATGAAGGACAGAGAACAGACACTCCCTACGTCGTCTTCGTTCGATTCGACGACGGCGAAGAGATGGAGTGCCACCCTGCGAACATTCGACAGGCCAAGTGAGCACCTATCCGCGGATCTCGTTCCGGCTCTCGCCCGACCTTGACAAGAGGCTCCGGGCGAAAGCCGAACGCGAGGGCATCTCACTCTCGCAACTCATCAAGAAGATCATCGAGCACAATGCGCGATCCTTATCGTGATCGACCGCCGCGGCGGAACGCCTTCCCCGGCGTCTGCGTGTGCGGTCGTACAGTAGAGGCCCGCATGGGATGGGTGTGGATCGGCGGCGTCTATTGTCGCCATCCCGAGACGCCTAGAGTGTGCGCCCGAGGAGACAACTAGAACACGAGCCTCGCTCGTCGTCGTCCGTCGCGTGAGAACGGATGCAGGTGGAAACCCTCGCCGACTAACGATCGGTAGTTAGGCCGTCAGAGAGCCGGGGTAGTCCCATGCACGACATCGGGTGTGGGCTAGTGTGATCCGAGCGATAATCGGACGGGAGGAGCCCGGGAGCGTTCTGCCCATCGAGCACTCGATCATCCGCGATACGAGCAAGCCGCAACGCGGCGCGCTAGCGGGGAGCGCGAGGGGTAGACCCCTCGCATAGAATCCGCAGAGTGAAGCGGCACAACAAGACCTACAACGCAACATGGCGCAAGGTACGACCCGGCATCCTCGAACGAGACGGCGGCCTCTGCCAAGTCAACTTGCCCGGATGCACCAAGATCGCCACACAAGTCGACCACATCCACCCACTCGTCTACGGCGGCGCACCATACGACCCCGACAACCTCCGAGCATCATGCGCCTCATGCAACTCAACACGCGCAAACAAAGCCCGACGCAAGCCGAGCCGACAATGGTGAAGCCTTGCCCGTGCGATCACATCGTCGATCCGATCTGCGAACCCGAAGACGACGACGAATGACCCGCGTTTTTTCCGACAAGCCCCGAAACCATCCCGACGCAGTCCCCGTACTTCTCTCTCCTACGTCTAGAATCCTGCCATGACTGGCCGAGGCAAATCCGGGCGAACCCCGGCGAATAAGAAGAAGTCCGAATCGAATCCGGTCGAATCGCGTCGAATCCCGTCGAATCTGAGCAACCGTGACGCGGTAGAGATGACGATCGAGATCCTCTTCGGGCTCGGTCGACTGGAGAAGATCGACTCGGCGACCGTGACTCTGTGTAGGCTTCTCGCAGATTCCGTAGATGCGAACCCGACATCGCACGGACTGTGGCGGCAGTATCGGGAAGCGGTGGAAAGGCTCAGGGCGATCGGTGACTCGGACGAGCAAGACTTCGCCGCGTACATGGACTTCCTCGACTCCGAGATTCGCAACCCCGGCTCGGAAGCGTAAGTCCCGCGGATCAGAGGTAGTCGGGATCTCCCGGCTCCTCGGCCTTCCGCTCATGGACTGGCAAGAGCAAGTCGCGAACGTCGCCCTCGAGTTCGACGGTGACGTCCCCGCCTACCGGGAACTCTGCCTCACCGTCCCGCGACAGTCCGGCAAGACGTCACTCATCCTCGCGCTCGTAGTGCATCGTGCGCTCCGATGGGGAACCCCGCAGAGGATCGCATACACGGCGCAGACGGGTCACGACGCCCGGAAGAAACTTCTCGACGACTGGATGCCGATCCTCGAACGATCGAAACTCGCACCGACGATCGACCGCGTCTACCGGGCAAACGGCGACGAGGCGATCATCTTCAAGAATGGCTCTCGCGTTGAAGTTCTCCGAAACTCGATCTCGGCAGGCCACGGACGCACACTTGACCTCGCGATCATCGACGAAGCGTTCGCCGACGAAGATGACGTCCGAGAGCAAGCCCTCCTCCCCACAATGGCGACCCGTAAGGACGCACAGATAGTCGTCGTCTCAACCGCCGGAACCGACCGCTCCCTCTACCTCAAGCGAAAAGTCGAACAAGGCCGCGCCGCCGTCGAAGCCGACACCGGACGCGGCGTCGCATACTTCGAGTGGAGTGCGGAACCCGACGACGACCCATTCGACCGGGACGTATGGTCGCGGTGTATGCCCGCCCTCGGTCTCACCGTCAACGAGCAAGCCGTCGAACACGCCATGAGTACCATGACGTTGAACGAGTTCAAGCGTTCCTACCTCAACGTCTGGTCGGTCGTCGACGAGCGGATGATCCCGGTGAAAGTGTGGGCCGCGAACGTCTCCGCGAAACACGCTCCCGCCGGGACGCTCTCCTTCGCCGTCGACGTCGCCCTCGATCGCTCGAGCGCGTCGATCGCAGTCGCCGACCAAGAAGGCCGAATCGAACTCATCGACAACCGGGACGGCGTCTCATGGGTCTCGAACCGTGTCCTCGAACTCGTCCGCCGATGGAAGGGAAGCATCGTGATCGACGGCTTCGGCCCCGCCGGAACCCTCCTCGACCCGCTCAAGCAAGTCGGCGTCCCGATCACCGTCTACAAGACCGCCGACGTCGTCGCCGCCTGCGGACTGTTCTACGACGCCGCCCTCGACAAGAACCTCAAGGTGAAAGCCGACGACCGCCTCGACAACGCCGTCGCCGGAGCAACGCGACGCAACGTCGGTCAGTCGTGGCTCTTCCAACGCAACGTCCCGACGGCGGACATCACTCCGCTCTACGCCGCCGTCCTCGCATGGCATCACGCCACTCATCGAAACAAGACGACGCCGCGACCCGCGTCACGCATCTACTAGACTCGGGCAGAGCATGGGCGCACTCTCTCGTCTCCGAGACCTCTTCATCGTCGAGCAACGCGGACTCGGGACGTCATACTCGGCAACGTATCCGAACGTCTACGTCGACGCGGCGGGACGAATGTCGACACACTTCGTCGACGTCAACGCCGGTGTCATCGTCGACGAACGCTCCACGATGTCGATCCCCGGTATCTGGCGCGGCGTCACACTCATCTCCGACGCGATCGGACAACTCCCGCTCCACGCCTACCGCAAGAACGGAAAGACCGTCGACCCGCAACCGCTCATCCTCGAGCGACCCGTCCCCACAGAGACACGCATGGAGACGATCTCCGCGATGGTATCCGCGCTCCTCGTACACGGAAACTACATCGCGATCCTCGGAGCACCCGGCGCGAACGGCTACCCGGATCAGTTCTACCCGGTCAACCCGGCCCGCGTCTCCGTCATCCGCAAGGACGGCGAGATCATCTACAAGATCTACGACCATGAACGGAACCCCGTCGAGTACCGTGCCGACGAGATCCTTCACATCAAGGGCTACTCGCAACCCGGCGACCTCGTCGGCTACGGAATCCTCGCCGCACAACGTCAAGCCCTCGGCGGAGCGATCGCGGTACAGACGTACGCGCAGAGATACTTCAACGGCGGAGCAGTACCGAACGTCGTCATCGAATCCACCGACCCCGACCTCTCACAAGAGAAGGCCGAGCAACTCAAGTTCCAATGGATGCAACATTACGGCGGCATCAACCATGCTCCCCCTGTGCTCAACGAGACGACGAAGATCCGCGAGATCTCGCACAACGCCCGCGACTCGCAACTCATCGAGGCGCGCACGTTCTCGCTCACCGAGATCGCCAACATCCTCGGACTCCCGGGCTACTACCTCGGCGCACCGAACTCATCGCGCACATACTCGAACGTCGCCGAAGAGAACCTCCAACTCGTGAGATGGTCGCTCATGCCGTGGATTTCACGTTGCGAGCAACGTCTCTCTGAGTACCTCCCGCGCGGTCAGTACGCCAAGTTCAACCTCGACGCACTCCTGCGCCCCGACACGAAGACCCGCTACGAGGCGCACAAGATCGCGCTCGACGCGGGCTTCCTCACCGTTGACGAAGTGCGCGAGATCGAAGACCTCGACCCGATGGAACCGATCACCGACCTTGAGGACGACGTCAAGGGAACGACAGAACTCGACGAAGAACTCGACTCGCCGGACGAGATGGACGACATGGAGACCGACGTAGACTCCGAAGAGGATTCGGAAGAGATCGTATGAGCATCGAGACACGGCACTTCGAGTTAGATCTAGAGGTACGCGCAGAGGGCGACGGTCGTACCGTCTGCGGAATCTGCGTCCCGTACGATCGCGAGCAACGCATCCATCCCGGTCTAACCGAGGTATTCCGCAAGGGCGCATTCGACGCAGTCACCCGCGCCGCGAACCGCGTGAAGATGCTCTATCAGCACAAGAGCGACAACCCGATCGGACGCGCGACCATGCTCCGCGAAGATGCCTCGGGTCTCTACGGAGAGTTCCGCATCTCGAAGACCGAAGCCGGAGACGAAGCACTCGAACT